TTCGAATTTCAAGCATAAATGGTCTATCATGAAGTCAAGGCTCATTGGTTTTGTCTACTTCGGTTTATGTGGTATATGTTCTCTGATCTGTTTTGCGATTGAAAGCCAGAAGGTTCCAATGTCTTCTTTTTGACCAGCATATTGGTCCCACAAAGTTTCAAAGGCCTGACCTGACTGATAAGCAGTTACGGCACAGGCTATTCGTTTTGCCACTTCAATATCCCACTCACTGTACTGATTGTTTTGATCGTTAAACATCAAGAGCTCACCTTTCTATAGCCAAAAAGCTTCAATATCCATTACATCATCCACTCCATCACGCTTTCCAAACCAATTCTAACGCCCATCTTGCTTTCTACGCTTCTTTTGCTTTGGAGAAAAATCTATCGGAAGGTAATTTCCATAAAGGTATGGCCTCCGACGAAGTATTATAATGGACTGACCAATTCAATATGAACAGTGATCAAAAAGCGAAGCGGAGGCTCCAGTGAGCACATTCAAAATTGAAGGCGCAAAAATACTTGATGGGTTGTTTCCTGAATTCAAATGGGAGGAATTGGATTTCGAAAGATACAACCAGATCTTCGAAAAACTGAAGAGGGTCGACCAGTTCAACACCGAGACCGTAAATTACATCAAAAACAAAAAGATTAGGATTGGATTTCACAAGCAATACAAGAGCGGAGGCGGCTGGACAGTCCTTAGAAATATTACCCTGACCCCAGGTGATGATCCTTTCAAGCCTTATGTATTATCCCTGATCATCCATGAGATTTTCCATTTGAAACAATCTGTTTGGATGCGTCTCTCGATGCAGGGGGAATTACGCGCATGGCAGCACCAAAAACAGACGTATCCTCAGATAGCGAATACAACGGGGAACGAGATAGGCGCTGACGATGAGGCTTACGAGGGAACAAAAGAATATTGGGATATACTGGCGACTCTTTCTCCCGACTCGCGCGAGGATCTGGAAAAGGCACGGGATGTGATGCAAAATGTTTCAAAGGGATACAGATCTGATTGTCTTCCACTCTATCCACTCCCGCAGGAAATCGGCTTTTGCTTGAGGCAGGGAAAGATCAAGGAAGCCATCAACGCGGTGATCAATCTGATAACTTGCAAGTAATACGTTATGCGCGGCTTGTTACCCTCCAAAACTCTTACTCAACACAGACTCAAATCGCGCAGTATTCCCGAAAGGGCAGACCCTCAACGCTTCACCCCGTCCTTTTTCGCTACTTTCAAAGATTTAGCAGGTTTAACAATTTCCTCCACCTTCAATCTATATGCAATCATAGTTTCGTATATGCTTCTGTAGAACCACTCCCTCATGAATCTGGCCTGGATTGCAAGTTGATATGAAAGAAGCTATGGAAGCTATTTCAATGCTGACTATGCGTACACCTAATGAAGAACGTGAAGCTATTAATTGGGAAACAAGACAAGAACCAGAAGCAGATGAGGTATGGGTTAAAACTTCATCCGGTATGGTTCCTTTATCTGATTACCAGGCATCGGTTGTTGATGCCGCTTTAAATGCGAGTGTAAACGCAACAGCAAATGGAAACAACAATAATAGTAACAACGGGGCAAACGGTAACATCAAACCTACTAACGGAACAGCAACTTCAGCGAATGGCAAAGCAAGAGTTTCCGCTTGAGTTAGGGTGTTGTCCTGAGAAGCGTAGAAAGATTATGATGTTGAGGGAACAATTTATAAATATGATGAAAAAGAAATATGATAGTAATGATTTACATAGATGATCCAAACCCGATAATGGTTACGTCAACAGATATACAAGTATATAACGGGCAAATAATAGAATGTGCATGACCAACATTAATAAAAAATACGAAACACTTTACTACCCGAAGGTTAAAAAAACCATCGACAATAAGTTCGATGAAACTATTTCTATTGTCAAATCTAATGGTGTTCATGCCGCTATTTCTGCTTTATTTAAAGACCTAACTAATCCAGAACTAACTGCTATTATACAACAATTATATGCAAATGTTGGTGTGAGATACGCAAATATGGCTACAAGAGATTTGAAGCAACAAGAGAGAACAGGTAAAAGACCATTAAAGGATTATATAGCTTCTAGTAAAGATGACTTGATAGGCTATAATATTAAATCAGGCGGTTCCTTTGGCTTCAACACAGAATGGGTGCAATGGATCTTAAATTATCTGCACACACATTTAATTCAGAATATAACATTTAATGTAAATAAAACTACCAGAGATTATTTATTACAGGTGCTTAATAAATCAATTACTGAAGGATTGGGTATTGATGAAACTGTACGGCTACTCAATAACTCTGATTTCAGCGCAACGCAAGCGGCTCGAATAGTAAGAACAGAAATTAATGCCGCATCAAATGCCGGTACGCTTGCGGCTGGTCAAACCTATGATTATGAGATGCAAAAGAAATGGATAGCGGTACACGATAACAGAACGAGGGGTGTTGATCCTAAAGATCATGCTTCACATATTGGACTTGATGGTACGGTAATAGATTTTGAAGATCATTTTGTTGACCCTCGGAATGGTGATTTATTATTATCACCCGGTGACCCGAAGGCTTCGGCTGAGTCAGTAATTAATTGCCGTTGCCAAATGTCACTGAAACCTAAAAGAGATCGTAATGGTCGGTTAATACCGAAACGACAATCAACGGTTGTAATATATCCTAGTAGGAGACCAAGACAACAAGTAGTAACAATATAATTATATAAAATGAAAGATATTTATTCATACAAAGACTTCTCAATATCAACTCCTATACAAATAAAGGATGTTGACGGGAAGAAAGGAATTGTTACTGGCTATTTTGCCAATTTCGATTCTTTAGATTCTGACGGTGATGTTATTAAATCGGGTGCTTTTGCAAGAAGCATTGCCAATTCTGGTCCTTCGAGTGCAAAACCAAGAATAAAGCACTTACTCAATCATGATCCTTCAAAGCCTTTAGGTGTTATAACGATGCTAAAAGAAGATAATAAAGGGCTTTACTATGAATCAAAATTGGGGAGTCATGCATTAGGTACTGACTTCGTTAAAATGGTTGAATCAAATCTTATATCTGAGCATTCTATTGGATATCAAACTAAAAAGTTTAATCAGATAACTTCATGGGAAGATTATAAAGATGGTGACATTAGAAGAGAGTTAACCGAATTAAAACTTTGGGAAGGAAGTTCACTTACCGCATGGGGTGCAAATCCCAATACTCCGTTAACTGGATTGAAAAACGAGATTGAAATTAACAAACTTATTAATCAGGCTGAAGCAATAGAAAAATTTTGTAGCGAATCTAAAGCTACTGATGAAACTATTGAGACGCTTTTAATATACAATAAACAATTACTTAAAGTCATTACTGATTTAAAGTCCACTCGCCCGTCTAACGACACCGACCCGGATGATCATGATAATGATAAATCAGCAGACACGGTGATAAAATCCACTCTGCCGGATGTTGTAGAATGTCCCACTTGCAAAAAGGTTAATTACAATTCAAAAGACGGCTCGGCTATTAGATGCCGTAATTGTAATAAAACATTTGTTCCTGGGCTTGATTTTTCATTTATTATTTAATTAAAAAATTTAAACAAAATGGCAGAAGAAATTAAAGTATCGGGGCAGCAACTTCAGAAAATGTTTGACGCTATGAAGGATAGCCTTGAACAAAGTACAAAAGATCAATTAGGTGGTCTTTTGATTGAATTTGAAACAATGAAGCACAAACAAGAAGTTGGTGCTGGTAAGAAAGAGTTAGAAGAAATAGAGAGTAAAATAAATGGTAAGATAAAAGAGATGGGTGATAGCCTTGGTCAATTTATTGAAGATGCTAAAAAGAATCAAACCCTTATTGATGAACTGGCCGCAGATCGTAAAAGAAAATCAGCTAATAAAGATGAAAAGTTTGAAGACAGCTGGTCAAAGATGATCAGAGAAGAACTTAATGTAAAGACTAAAGGTAAATCAGCAGAAGATGATCTTGGTATTGGTATTGGTCGTGGTCGTACAGAATTGAAGTTTGAAATGAAAACTATTCTTACTACCTCAAATGCTATTACAGGCGGTGGTATGAATGCTTACAATCCTCGCCAGGGTTTGCTTCCTACTGCTAACATTCACATGAGGGATTTGCTACCAACTGTGCAAAGTAAAAATGGCTTGTTTGTTACTTACTCAGAAACAAACTCTGCTCAAAGTGCGGGAGTACAAACAGAGGGATCTGCAAAGACGGCATTGAACTATGCGTTCACAGCTACAACTAAGACGCTGAAATATATTGCTGGTTTCTCTACTTTCTCAAAACAACTTTTATTCAACCTTGATTTTCTTGAAGGTTCACTTCCGAGAATGTTGATGAGAGATTTCTTCCGCAAAGAAGATGATTATTTATACACAACTATTGCTGGTAATGCAACAGGTAACAATGCAGCTGCTAATCCGACACCTTCAGTAGATGTTGAAGAAATAATCAGGATGATCGCTAACCAACGCAACGCAAACTTCAATGCTGATATAGCCGTTGTAGATTGGACAGAGTGGGCAAGGATTCTTACTACCAAGCCAAACGATTATAGTTTGCCAGCAGGAACTGTTGTTAATAACCAGGGAACAACAACTATTGCAGGAACACCAATAATCGGTGCAAGCTGGGCGCAAACAGATCATCTATTGCTTTGGGACCGTGATTATGTTGAACGTGTTGAAGCAGAAGGTGTGAAGGTTGAATTCTCTTATGAGAACCAGGATAATTTTGAAAAGAACCTTGTAACGGCAAGAGTAGAATGTTTTGAAGAAGTTAATATGCTTCGTTCAGATGCTGTTATATACAGAGACTTTGCAAACTCATAATTGATCTTAAATTAAGGGGCTTGAAATATAGCCCCTTCTTAAAATGGAAAAGAGAGAAATTAAAATAGAGAGTAAAAAAGAAACTAAGCCGCCTAAAAAACGGCAACGGAAACAAATGCCTAAGAAGGTAATGATCTATACAACGAGAGAGAAAGTTGAATTTCATTCAATGAACGACACAATTTAAAAACTTAAAATTTAAAACACAATGAGACGTTACGGCGCAAATGGTCAAACAGCGGCAGGGACAAACGTTACAATACTTGAAGTAATTGCGGCTACAACTACCAGGGGGCGTATCTATGATATTATGGTTGGTTCGGATGCTACTCCTGCTGATGTAGCGACTGAGTTCAATGTAATCAGAGGTACTGTTTCTGGTACGGGTACAGGTACGGTAACACCACACGCTTTTGATCCGGCAGATCCTGCGGCTTTGCTAACATCAAAGCAAGGGACGTTTACAGGTCAGACTAAGACAGCAACATCGGAGATCCTGATGATAGGATTAAATCAACGGGCAACATTCCGGTGGGTGGCAGTTCCTGACGGTGAACTTATAATCCCGGCTACATCAGATAACTGGGTAGGGCTTGAATCAATCGGATCAACGGGCACTCCGAATATAAACTGTTCAATTAGTTGGCAGGAATAAATATTCGTATGAGAGCCGATGATATATTAATAATTGATGGGCTTAAAAAGTTTGAGGCTAAAGCAGAACGAAAGGCAACAAGCGCTATTATAATAGCTGGTAATCATGTTGCGGATGGGTTGCGTTGCGTTCATTGTGGTCATGTATGGATTCCGGTTGTTGGGTCAGGTAGAAAGCGAGGGTATTGCCTTAAATGTAATGGCGTTACTTGTGGTGGAAATGAATGTGAGGCTTGTTACCCGTTTGAAAAAAGATTAGAAGATTACGAGAAAGGAAAATTAAAAATACTTAAATGACACCTGTTTTTTGTTGTGGTTTTGAATGCGGTTTAGCTAATCCTCATTGGACTTTAGGAGCAAATGCTACTTTTGTTACATCCAATGTAAGATCTGGTGCAAGAGCTTTAAGAATTCAATCAAATTCAGGAACAGGAGTAAATGCTACATCAATTACTATATCAACAAATAAACTTGTTATCAGAGGTTATTTTAGAGTTAATGGTGCAATAATACCATCAAGTAAGCTTCATATTCTATCAGGATTTTTTACTGGAAATTATTGCGGAGCAATATTAGATGGTAATGCTGGAGGGATTGGTGCTACAAGAATATATGCTGGGAGAAACGAAAGTGTTGGAGCAACTGGAATTGATGTTGTCGCCCAGACTTGGTATAGACTTGATGTTTCTATTGACATGAGTGCTAATCCCTGGCTCATTAATGTAAGCGTTGATGGTGTTGCTTGCGGTCAAGCTACTAATGCCGCTGCAGCAAACACAATGACAAATATATTTATTGGGTCTGATGCAACTTTTAGTGCTAAAACTTGTGATATTAATTTTGATGATATTATTGCTTCTTCTACTCTCGCTGACTTTCCTTTAGGAGCAGGATATATAAATCACTTTGTACCAACTTCTGATGGTACTCATAATGTGGCAGGAACAGCAGACTTTCAAAGAACACTAACAGGAACAGATATTTTAAACGCTACTACAACAGCCTTTCAGTTAATAGACGATGTACCACTTGA